CAGCAAGATGTTCCGTGCAGATGCCAAGGCGCAGGTCAGCTACGACTATGACACTGGCCGGATCACCACCTTCCTCTGCTCCGTGCAGCACAGCCCGGATGTAGAGGTCAGCGACTTCCGCCATATCATCGAATCCATGATGGTGCTTGCCGCTTGTGAGTACGGACTGGATGGTGACTTCCAGAAGCTCGTCAATCCCACCGGCCGCTTCGTGCTGGGCGGCAGCTATGCAGACTGCGGTGTGACCGGTCGGAAGCTGGCGTGTGATACTTACGGCGGCATCGGTCGAATGGGTGGCGGCGCACTGTCCGGCAAAGACCCCACCAAAGTGGATCGCTCCGCTGCGTATATGGCACGGAAGATTGCCAAGGACATCGTGCAGGCCGGGTACGCTGACAAGTGCGAAGTCCAGCTGGCCTACGCCATCGGCGTGGTTCAGCCGGTGGGCGTATCGGTGGAGTGCTTCGGTACGGAGCATGAAGCCCCGGAGTTCATCGAAGCCTACGTCCGCGACAGCTACGACCTAACTCCGCAGGGCATCATCCAGCGGCTGGGTCTGCTGGATGTTGACTATAACAAGGTCAGCGCCTACGGTCACTTCGGCAAGCCTGGTCTGCCGTGGGAGGAATGACCCGTGCCGCGCAGACCCAAGGTGCCGTGCAGACACCCCGGATGCCCGGAGCTGATTGAACCCGGCACTCTCTACTGTGAGAAGCACCTGCCCCTGCATCCAGAAGTGACGCGCCCTGCTGGGAAGCGGGGCTACACACGGCAGTGGCAAAAAATCAGCAAGGCGTATCTGCAAGCCCATCCACTCTGCGCCGAGTGCATGAAGCAGGGCAGATACACGAAGGCCACCGTGGTAGACCACATCACACCGCACCGTGGAGATGCCAAACTTTTCTGGGACGAGAATAATTGGCAGCCTCTTTGTAAGCGATGTCACGACCGGAAGACCTTCACCGAGGACATCAACCCGGTGTATCACTACTGACACCCCGCCCCGGGGCCGGGGTTACTTCTCTACAGTGAAGTCACACGGAGACCGGTGGCCCCTTTCGTGTGAAAAAACGCAAAATTCATAGGCCGGGGGTCCCGGCAATATCGGCGCAAAATGAACAGGGTGAATGCAGAGGCATCGGGGTTCCGGCTCCGGTGCCTTTCGTTTTCCCCGAAATGAACCAAAGCGTGTGAAAAACCTTGCAACACGGAACTTTTCATACGCTTTAGCTTGTTCCGGGAGGAACAGAGGCAGTTGAAAATCGGACGCCGCAAAAACAATGTAACCCGGCGGGGTAGGACCGATTTTCACTTTGCCTCTTTTCGTATGCTTTTTGAGATTTTTCACTGAAAACGCCATAGAAACGGCGAAAAATGAGGGGTAGGTGAGGATAGATGCAGGATTACACAGCGGAAATGGTCAAGGACATGGCATTTGCCTTCTGTCCGCAGTGCGGAGCTGCCATCATTCCGAACCACCGGGGTAGACCACGGAAGTTCTGCTCCCCGGAATGCCGCTCCAAGTGGAACAACACTCATCCACGACCGCAGAACTGGAAGACCGTGCGGTCAAAGGTCTGCCCGGTGTGCGGCAGGGAGTTCTCCTACCGGCACCAGTACGGACTTCCGAGAAAATATTGCAGTCGTGCCTGTGCCAACACGGGCAGGGCGAAGGGAGAAAACAGAAATGGGGAATAAGGTGATTGGCGTGTTCCCGATGTTCAACACCGGGGGCATCTGTGTACATGAGATTGACCACGCAGAGGACAAAATTCTTGCTTCCATGAACGGGGAGAACCCGGAGTGGTATCCGATTACGGAAAAGCCGCAGTCGGAGATGGGCGGGGATGGCGATGACTTGGAGTCGGGCTTTTTGTTCGGCTCCTTTTTCGTGCCGTTCTCTGAGGTCATGCGCGTGTGAAGGAGGACTACATGAAAGCAACCGCTGAACTGAAAATGCTGCCGGTATCTGTACTCAAGCCGGCCGCATACAATCCCCGGAAAAAGCTGAAGCCGGGGGATAAGGAGTACGAGAAGATCAAGAACTCCATCACGGAGTTCGGGTTTGCCGACCCGCTGGTGGTCAATGCCGATATGACAATTATCGGAGGACACCAACGCCTGACTTGTGCGATTGATATGGGCTATACAGAAGTGCCTTGTGCGGTGGTGGACATCGACAAGACCAGAGAGAAAGCTCTGAACATTGCGCTCAACAAAATCACGGGCGCGTGGGATGACACCCTGCTGGCCGACCTGCTCAAAGACATCGAAGAATCCAACTTCGATCTGGGCAAGACTGGATTTGAGCCGCCTGAAATCGAGACGCTGTTCAACAAGGTCCACAGCAAAGAAGTCAAGGAAGATGACTTTGATGTGGAGTCCGAGCTGAAGCAGCCGTGCTTCTCCAAAGCGGGCGACCTCTGGATGCTGGGCAAACACAGAGTTCTGTGCGGCGATTCCACCAAGGCAGAATGCTACGATACCCTGATGGACGGAGTAAAAGCCAACCTCGTGCTTTCGGACCCTCCGTACAATGTGGATGTGGAAGAAACGGCTGGCAAGATCATGAACGACAACATGGGCGACTCGGAATTTTACGAGTTCCTGCTGGCAGCGTTCAAGCAGATGCACGGACATCTGGCGGATGATGGCTCCATCTACATCTTCCATGCAGACACCGAAGGGCTGAACTTCCGAAAGGCATTCAAGGATGCCGGGTTCTACTTGTCGGGGTGCTGCATCTGGAAGAAAAACGCACTGGTGCTGGGCCGCAGCCCTTACCAGTGGCAGCATGAGCCGTGCCTTTACGGGTGGAAGCAGAAAGGTAAGCACCAGTGGTATTCCGACCGCAAGCAGACGACAATCTGGGAGTACGACCGTCCGAAAGCCAATAAGGATCATCCGACCATGAAGCCCATTGGTTTGATGAGCTATCCTATCCGCAATTCCACCATGACCAACGGCATCGTCCTTGACCCGTTCCTCGGCAGTGGTTCGACCCTGATCGCCTGTGAGGAGACCGACCGCGTCTGCCGAGGTATTGAGCTGGACCCGAAGTTCGTGGATGTCATCGTGAAGCGGTATATCGAACACAGCGAAGGCCGCTATGAGGATGTGTATGTCCTTCGGGATGGCCAGAAACTGAAGTTCGATGAGGTCGCTTCCTTTGAGCCGGAACAGGAGGCCGCAGATGGCTGATGCAAAATGTGTCCTCATCCACGATAACTTCCAGAACTTCAAGTCCTACAACATCCCCAAGGCACAGCTGGTGATCGCCGACATTCCGTACAACATCGGAACGGACTTCTACGCCAGCCGGCCGGACTGGTATGTGGGCGGGGACAACAAGAACGGCGAGAGCAATAAGGCACGGAAGGCGGCGTTCAATACCGACTTCACCTTCAACATCGCAGAGTACTTCCACTTCTGCAACCGGCTGCTGAAGAAGGAGCCGGCAACAGGAGAGAAGGGTGCGCCCTGTATGATCGTGTTCTGCGCGTTCCAGCAGATTCCGAAGGTCATCACCGAAGCGGAGAAGTACGGCTTCAAGAACTACATCCCGCTGACCTTCTGCAAGAACTACAGTCCGCAGGTCTTGAAGGCCAACATGAAGATCGTGGGTGCAACGGAGTATGCGCTGGTGCTGTACCGCAGCAAGCTTCCGAAGTTCCGCAACCTCGGCGAAGACGGCAAGCCCCACATGATCTTCAACTGGTTCGACTGGAAGCGGGACGGCAAGGACTATCCGAAGATCCATCCTTCCCAGAAGCCAGTGTCCGTGCTGAAACGCCTGATTGAGATCTTCACCGACCCCGGCGATGTGGTCATTGACCCCTGCGCCGGAAGTGGCTCGACCCTTCGTGCTGCAAGAGAGCTGGGGCGGGATAGCTACGGATTTGAAGTGTCTAGAGATTTCTACCTGAAAGCCAGGGAGCAGATGCTCGGAGAGGAGGCCGTATGAGCAAGGAACAGAATATGACGCTGACCCTCGGAAGTCTGTTTTCAGGCTCCGGGGGTTTTGAATTGGGAGGGCTTCTTACCAATCAAATCGTGCCGGTATTCAATTCGGAGATTGAACCATTTGCCATCCGGGTCACGACCAAGCGTCTGCCGGAGGTCAAGCATTACGGAGATGTGTCTGCCCTGAACGGTGCAGACCTGCCACCTGTGGACATCATCACCTTTGGCAGTCCTTGTCAGGATATGTCCATTGCTGGCAAGCGAGATGGTCTGGATGGTTCACGGTCCAGCCTGTTCTATGAAGCAATCCGAATCGTGAAGGAAATGAGGTGTAAGACCAATGGAGCAAAACCAAGATTTATCGTGTGGGAGAATGTGCCGGGCGCCTTCTCCTCCAACAAAGGACAAGACTTCAAGGCAGTCCTCGAAGCCGTCATCGGTGTTAAAGAACCGTCCGCCGAGGTGCCTGCGCCTGATAAAAAAGGCTGGCCCGACGCTGACTACTATCTGGGAGACGGATGGAGCGTCGCGTATCGAGTTCTTGATGCGCAGTGGTGGGGCGTGCCCCAACGCCGAAAACGCATCTACCTTGTCGCAGATTTTACAGACCACAGTGCCCCCAAAGTACTATTTGAGTCCGACGGCCTGTCTGGGTATTCTGCGGAGAGCTTCCGTGCGTGGCAAAGAGCTGCCGCCTGTGCTGAAGACAGCACTGGAACGGCAGGCGGCTGCGGAAGAATCTGCCTGAACGACCAAGGCGGGGCGCAGATGGATGTGTCCGAAGAAGTGACCGGGACACTCCGTGCGCAGGAGCATGGGCATCAGCCCTGCGTCCTTGAAGCGGCTGGTTTCTGTACGGAACACTCCGCCAATGCCAGAAGCATCGGGTACGAGGAAGAACGGTCGCCTACACTCCGGGCCGGCGTTGTGCCAGCCGCCATTGCACTGGAAAATCATCCGACCGACAGCCGGGTGAAGATTTCCAAGGATGGCATGGTGCAGACGCTGACCAGCCGGTGCGGCACGGGCGGTGGGAACGTTCCTCTGATCATGGATGGCGCGGAGAATCCTCCAGCGGTCACCTTGAAGATCCGTTCCGGGTGCGAGGGTGGCGGCAAGGGAGCCATCTGGCAGGAGGACAAGTCCGCCACTCTTGGCTGTAATAACGACCAGACAGTTTTCGTGCCGAAGTGCTACGGTGTCTGCTCGAAAGCCAGCCATTCCATGATGAGCGACAATCCGCACAGCGGCTTCTATGAAGCCAGCACTTCCCGGACGCTGGATTGCAGCGGCGGTGACCCGACCTGTAATCAGGGTGGGCTGTGTATCTGCGAACCTGTTGTCTGCGTGGATCAGGGCGGCGGCAAGTCCAACTGTACGGTAGACGAACAGGTTGCACCGCCGCTCGCCTGTACCCATGGAGGTTCACCGGCTGTGGCATTCACGCAGAACCAGCGGGATGAAGTCAGAGATCTGGGCGAGAAAGCCGGCTCCCTGTCCGCACAGCCGGGAATGAAGCAGCAGACCTTCGTGGCGCAGCCGGAGGATGTGACCGCGTTCCATGTGAACCAACGCAATGAACTCATTGACCTGCACGGAAAGTCCGGCGCGCTCATGGCGACCCGGAGCGACCAGATGCAGACCTTCGTGCTGCAGGGCAGCATGATCGGGCGCAGTGATGAGAACGGTCCGCAGGGGGATGGCATCAATGAGGATGTCTGCTTCACCCTGGATGCCACTGACCGTCACGCTGTTTGCGCTTCCAAGGATGTGTACGCTATGACCACCGGCTCCTTCATGAAGGTGGAGGAGAATGTGTCTCCAACCCTTATGGCGAGGGACTATAAAGACCCGACCACCATCGCGCCGGTGCCGCAGGATATCAGCTACACGGTCCGCCGCCTGACCCCGACCGAGTGTGCCCGGCTGCAGGGCTTTCCGGATTGGTGGTGCAGTGACCTCGAAACCGAGAATCCCACGGAAGCGGATATGGCTTTCTGGCAGGATGTGTTTGAAACGCACCGCAGACTTGTGACCCATGCCAAGAAGCCGAAAACGGAGAAGCAGATCCGCAAATGGCTGGCTGACCCGTATTCGGATGCGGCAGAGTATAAGCTCTGGGGCAACGGCGTTTCTTTGCCCATAGTTTTTTTCGTTCTAAGTGGCATCGTATGGGCAGCAAATAAGGATTTTTGTTAAATTATGAGCCGATAAAATTCCATGATACCAACCTTTTATGATAGCTGAAAAGCCGGTAAAAGTAAGACCTTACTTTTACCGGCTCAGCCTGTATAATGATGTTAGTACCGAACATACAGATTAAAGGTGAGGCATAATGGACAATTTTCTAACTGAGACTTCTTCAGCGAAAGTTAAAGACACTCCTACAACTTATACCGTAAAGTCCTTGGTAGAGGACGCAACGACATTTCTTCAATCCAGGGGTGACTACCGTGACCGCGTAGTGAACTATATCAAGGGAACATGGCATCAATTTGAAAATTACTGCGAAACCAATAGCATTTTATTCTACCAGTCTGAATACAGTAACAGATTCATTGAAAGCCTTTCTATTGGTTTACAGCCTCTCAAACCGGAAACCATTAAGCGTAAGGTGGGCAATCTTAAAATGCTCGACCTGTACGCAAAAAATGGCACATGGGAGAAGGATGCATTAGATTCCAAACCTAACCTTGAAGCGGAATTTTCTGAATTCATCGCAGCACAGGATGAGTTCTTAAAAACACGTCACTATTCGAAATTTTCTTGTGAAACCATTTGTAAACAGACAACAGCTGTACTGAATTATCTTCAGAATAATGAAATCACCAGTTTCTCGGAAATCACTAGTGATATCATTTCTGACTATGCTATTTCACTGAAGGGTCATGCAAAAAGTACTATGCGCTGTGAACTCAGCCGAATTAGACAGATTTTGCATAATGCCTACCTTCTAAAGTATACCGCTGATGATTTGTCCACTTACGTCCCAACGTACAATCTTGGCCAACCCCAAAGCAATGTTAAAATATGGCATTCTAGCGAGATAAACAGAGTTCTGTCTGCGGTGGATCGGTCAAATCCTAAAGGTTTGCGGGATGCCGCTTATATCACCATTGCAGCAGAACTTGGGATGCGAAGTAAGGACATTACTGACCTTAAGCTTTCGGATATTGATTGGGAAACTTGCACTATCTCGTTTGTCCAGAGCAAAACCGGGAAAGTCAATCCCCTTCCGCTTAATGAAAAAATTGGCCGCGCCATTATTGACTATCTGAAAGTCAGACCCGATACGGATTGTGAATACCTATTTGTGAATATGAATCCTCCGTATGGCAAAATGAAGTCGTTCAATTCATCATTTAACAAGTATGTCAGCCGCTCCGGAGTCACTATTCCTGTTAATGCTCACCATAATCTTCACTCGCTCCGGGCTACCGTTGCGACCAAACTTTTGAAAGAGGGCGTATCTCCTGACGATATCGTTTCTTTTCTGGGGCATTCCGACAGGGAGTCGCTTCACAACTATATCCGTATGGATATAGACAGCCTCCGAAATTGTGCATTGTCTTTTGAGAATGGTGAGTTTGTATGATGCGGGTTTACAAATACACAAGTGGACTATCCACACAGATACAATCCTTTATAGAGGAAAAGCGTGCTCTTGGATGCAAGTATGAAAAGGAGGCCAAAGTCTTTTATGAAATGGACAGATTTCTAGTTAGGGAAGGAGTTGTTGAGCCAATCCTCACTCAGAATGTGGTTGAAAAATGGGTAGAGAAGCGTCCCAACGAGAAAAGAAAAAATCAACGTTGGCGACTAAATTTTACCAAGCGTTTTGTAGCTTATCTTCTGCTTCACCACTATGAAGCGTATTATCCTGAATACAAAATTTCCTCAAGCGATGACAAATGCTTCGTGCCATACATTTTCACAAACACGGAAATTGGCGACCTTATTGCATATTTTAATACCATGAAGCCAAGTAGACAGTATCCTAATGGCCATATCGTACTTCCCTTACTGTTTCTAACACTTATATGCTGTGGGTTGCGGTCTGGTGAAGTTGCATCGCTTACAGTTAATGATGTTGATATTAAAAACGGCATTCTCACAATCAGAAATGCCAAGCACGGGAAAAGTCGCAGTATTCCTATTTCTGAAAGTATGTGCCTCAAATATGCTGAATACTATGATTTACTCCATACTAACAGCGACGGTAAGGATTATTTCTTCCCGAATGCACGTGGCAACTGTCATCACACCAATGAAATCGAACGCAGATTTAAGGAGGCGCTATGGAACTGCGGCATTCCTTATAAAGGACGCGGTTATGGTCCTAGAGTCCATGATCTTCGCCATACTTTTGCAGTTCGCGCCATGCAGAAGATTCGGAAGGAAAAAGGAAGTAATCTTATGGCACTTCCATATCTGTCAGTCTATTTAGGGCACTACAACATGAACAAAACACAGCAATATTTGCACCTTGTTGTGGATGCATATCCAGAATTAATTGAGAAGCAGCAAGATTACCTTGGCGAAACAATACCAGTATGGGAGGTTTCAGAATGAGAACACCGGACTTTTCAAAATACTTAACGATGTTCCTTGAACACTATCTTCCAGAACTTAAGAATGCCAGCGAGAATACCTTGGCAACATACAGCGACACTTTCTGCTATTTTCTAACTTATTGTCAGGATGTGGAAGCAATGAAAATTGAGCGAATGTCGGTCAGTGATTTCACTGCGGAACTTGTTGAAAGATACCTGCACTGGATGGAAACAAGCCAAGGCAATAGTCTTGCAACTCGGAATAACCGACTGGCTACAATCCATTCTTTCGTTAGATTTTTGCAGCCCAGGGAACCAAAACTGCTACTCAACTTTCAGAAGATTCTTGCAATTCCAACAAAGAAAGCACCACAAAAAACTGTGCAGCCTCTCTCAAAGGAATCTGTCGCTGTACTACTTCGTCAGCCAGACACATCTACTCTCAAGGGAAGAAGGGATGCAACTGTTCTATGCGTGTTGTATGATACGGCTGCTCGTGTATCGGAAATCTGCAATCTCCGCATAGAGGATGTGCGGTTTGAGAATCCTCCGCATATTCGCATAATGGGAAAAGGAATGAAAGTGCGTACAGTTCCTATTTTGCCAGCGACAGCTATAAACTTAAAAAGCTACCTTATAGAAACGCATCGATTAAAGCCTGAGTGCTATCACTTGCCTCTTTTCGTTAACCGTGATGGAGAACCCTTTACACGGTCCGGAATCAGGTATATTTTAAACAAATACGTCAAAATGGCCCATGAAATAGATCCATCTATTCCCGAAAGTCTTAATCCCCATCGTATCAGACATACCAAGGCAATGCATCTATATGAGGCGGTTGATGACCTTATCGATGTCCGTGATTTTCTCGGCCATGCTGATATAAAAACTACAAGTATCTACGCTAGATCCAGTCTTGCCAAAAAGAGGAAGGCACAAGAGAAGATTTCGAATTCTCCTGTGCCTGAGATGGCATCTTGGCAACAGGATAAAGGCACACTCGAATGGCTTAAAAACTATGGGCGCAAGAAATAGCAACGGAGCCCCAAATTATAGCAGGCAGATCAGGATAATTCTTGATCTGCTTTTTTATTGGTATACACCATTACCTATTTGATACTGACTGTAAGGGAGGCGGATTTTATTGGCTTATTTTCTATGACAAATCTTTATTATATGCCCAAACTATTCCAGATAAGACGAAAAAAACTATGGGCAAAGAAACACCATTATCGGTTGCAATACATAATGGCGTCGCACTGCCATGTGTCTATTTTGTGCTGGCCGGCATCGTGTGGGCGGCGCAGAATGCCGAGGAAACCCAATAAAACGGCCTGCTGTATGATGAGGTACCAGAACCCCATGATACAGTGGGCATACATATCGGATGATCCTGCACAACCGTGTCTGGCACGATTTGTGTAATGGGTCGAACATGAGAAATGTCGAAAAATGGCCTTGCTATTTCATCGATTCAGAGCAATATATGTGCTACCGAAAATAAAGAAGGGAGCACAAAACCATGAAAAAGTACGTTTTGAACATCGATGACCGCAAGGCACTGGTAGGCCGCCTGATGGAGCTGACTGGGCTGAGTTCCCAGTACACCTATATGCCGCGGTGTGCCTACCTTGTCGGCAACTACACCGTTGAGAAGGAGGGAACGCTTGTGACGGACGAAACCGCAGACCAGCAGGTCATTGAGACCCTGCTGAACGAGGGCATCATCGTGGACCCTGATATGCCGACCCAGCAGCCGAGTGTGGCAGAAGCACCGCAGGACGAGATGCCCGGCGAGGTGACCGAACAGACCGATGCCGAGGAGGAAGCAACCGCCGAGGAATCCTCGGATGTTGAGGAAACCGATGACGAGGAGGAAGATGACACCCCTGATGAATCCACGGAGTCCGAAAGCGAGGATGTGGATGACCTGACGGTCAGCGTTCCTATGGCGGGTCACACTCCACAGAGCATCCGCAACTTCCTGAACCTGATGTACAGCCGCGGACCGCTGCTGAACAAGGCTCTGGGAACGAATTTCTCGGTATCGGATGCTTTGCTGGAAGCCTTGGATCAGGCGACCATCCGCACGGTGAATGAGATGCTGGATGAGCTGGAGGAGTACCGCCTCGGTGCGGGAGATACCGGCATGACCGGCATCCTCATCCTGCCGGATAAGATCAGCCTGTGCTTCGCCGGACCGCTGAGTTCGGAACAGGTGCGCGTCTGCACCCAGCTGACTTCCGCCATGAACCGCATGGCGATCACCCAGAAGCGGATTCAGGCAAAGACCGTGAACGATGAGAACGAGAAGTACGCTTTACGCATCTGGCTCATCCGCTTGGGTCTGAATGGCAACGAACACAAGGAACTGCGCAGAGTCCTGATGCAGAACCTTTCCGGCCATGCCGCCTTCCGCACGGCAGAGGAAGCTGAGAAGTTCCGTATCAAGGAAAAGGCAAAGCGCGACAAGCTGAAAGCCGCGAAACAGGCGGCACAGGGCGGCGACGCCGATGCCGGGGAAACGGGCGAGGCGGAAGCAGACGCGCCCACACAGCCCGACTGTGGGGCGGACACGGCGCAGATGCTGGAAGCGGGAGCGTAAGCTCCTGACCCCTTATGGGGCCGGCAGATAACCGAGAGCCTTTTTCATTGTACCGATATTACCTCTGAAAATGTACATTATCAAGCGGATTTTCCGCAATAATGTACACGATCATTGCCCTCGAAGATCGGTGATTATTTGACCCTTTATGGCCTTGATATACACCCAACATGACGGTAATATGCACATACCGCAAGGGGAACAGAACAAGACCAAAGGAGAAGAACACCATGAACGATAAGACCAGAGAGCAGATTGAAGCCATGAAGAAGCAGACCATCGGGGTCGAGATCGAGATGAACAACATCACCCGCGAGAAGGCAGCCAGAAAGGTTGCGGATTACTTCGGAACGACAGCGTGGAATGCAGCCGCCCAGTACGGCTACATGAGCTGGGCTTGTAAAGACCAGCAGGGCAGGGTTTGGAAGTTCCAGCGGGACATCAGCATCCACGGACCGGACAGCGAGAAGTGCGAACTGGTGACCCCCATCCTTACCTACGAAGACATCGAGACCTTGCAGGAAATCGTCCGACTGCTTCGCAAGGCGGGTGCAAAGTCCAGCCCCAGCAGAGGATGCGGAGTTCACATCCACATCGGAAAGGGCGACCACGATGCAAAGACCCTGCGAAACTTGGTCAACATCATGGCAGCCCACGAGGAGCAAATCGGCAGAGCGATTCGCATCGATGAGGGACGCACTGGTCACTACTGCCAAGTGGTCAACTACCACTTCCTCAAAGAGCTGAACCGCAGAAAGCCCACCACCATGACCCAGCTTGCCGACATCTGGTACGAGGGCAACGATGCAGACTACGGCAGAACCCAGCACTACAATTCCAGCCGGTACCATATGCTCAACCTCCACGCAACCTTCACCAAGGGTACGATTGAGTTCCGGCTTTTCCAATTCGCAGACCCTTCGGACGGCAAGCAGAACGGGCTGCACGCCGGTGAGCTGAAGGCATACATCCAGCTTTGCCTTGCGATGAGCCAGCTTGCCAAGACGGTGCGCACGGCAAGCCCCAAGCCCCAGCAGACCGACAATGAAAAGTACGCGATGCGCTGCTGGATGCTTCGGCTGGGCTTCATCGGAGACGAATTCAAAACGGCAAGGGAAATCCTTCTGCGGAATATGGAGGGCAACGCTTCCTGGCGCAACGCATGAGCGCAGGAAGTTCGGGCACCTATCGGGCGGGCAACCGCCCTTTAGGCGGTAGAAGGAGGCAGCAAAACCATGAAAAATCAGACAACCGAAAAAGCACCCGGCAGAAGCTTTCGGGTGGTCATCACCGAGACGCTCAAGCGGGTGGTCGAGGTCAACGAAAGCGAACTCAAGGAACCCACAATGGACGAAGCCATCCAAACCGTCAGCGACTGGTGGCACAACGAGCAGATTGTTCTGGAAGCAGAGGATTTCGATGGCGTGGAATTCACGCCCGCGGAGGGCGGTGGACAGGATGACTGACCGATTCCGGCTGAACCTTGACACCGCCAGCCGAAAGCCGACACGGTATTATCTTGCCTACGGCAGCAACCTCGACATGGAGCGTATGGGACACAGATGCCCCTACGCAGTCCCCATCGGAACGACCGAGATCTACGGCTACCGGCTCCTGTTCAAGAGGAGCAAGACCGGCAGCTACGCGACCATCGAGCAGGACGCCAACGAAAGCGTCCCGGCTGTGGTCTGGCTGCTCTCGGAATACGATGAGCGTCTGCTCGACGGGTACGAGGGCTGTCCGAGGTACTACTACAAGAAGCAGTTCCAGCTTCCGGTCTGGAATTTGGAAGGGCATCGGATGAAAAAACTGAAACCCTGCATGGCATACATCCTGCACGAAGAACGACTGCTGGGCTGCCCCAGCCGGGACTACTTCAAGCTGCTGGATGACGGATACGCAGATTGGGGATTTCCCAAGGATGTCCTCTGCCGCGGGCTTTGCGCCAGCATCGGCAGGGTGGCAGCCATGCAGTTTCTCGGAAACAGCGGATGAGTACAATATCCACGATCTTGTGAGGAAATCATTGTGCAGGATATGATGCACACCGGCCTTGCTATTTGAGCAAAACAGAGGCATATATAGCATACCGCCAGACAAGAGCGGAAAACGAAGGGAGATAAAGAACATGAATAAAACAAAGTATTACATCGCCTACGGCAGCAACCTGTCGGTAAAGCAGATGGCGCACCGATGCCCGGATGCCCGCGTTGCGGGTCAGGCGGTGCTGGAAGACTGGGAACTGCTGTTCAAGGGCTGTGCGACCATCGAACCGAACAAGGAGAAGAACACGCCTGTTCTGGTGTGGGAGATCTCCGAGGAAGATGAGAAGCGGCTGGATGTCTACGAGGGCTACCCGCATTACTACCGCAAGGAAGACCTGACGGTCGAGGTGATTAGCGAGGGAGCAGAACCGAAAACGGTCACCGCCATGGTCTACATCATGGAGAACGACTTCGGGCATACCTGTCCGGCCATCAACTATTACGGAGTCCTGCATGACAGCTACAGGGCTTTGCATTTCCCGATGCACGTCCTTGAGGGTGCGCTGAAGAAGTGCATCGGCAAGGAGGCGGCAGCCCGGATGATCAAGGAGGTGCAGCACAATGTTTCCGAATGAGAACACCGTAAAAGCCCTGCGCGCGAAGTTCCCGGTCGGCTGCCGTGTGGTGCTGGACCAGATGGACGATGTGCAGGCCCCGCCCATCGGGACGCAGGGAACCTGCCGAGGCGTGGATGATGCCGGCTCCGTAATGGTCGCGTGGGATTCAGGCGGAAGCCTGAGCGTTGCCTATGGCGCGGACAGTTGCCACCGTGTGGCTTCCGAAGAAGAAATCAAGGTGTCGCTCGACCACATCGGTAAAACGCGACACAGGGGCGCATTTTGCCCCAGGTGCGGAACCAGAGTGGACAAGGAGTATGGACACCAGCTTCAGGCAGTCAGCCGGGTGGCGGACATCCTGATTTGCAACACTTGTGGAACGTCAGAAGCGATGGAGGCTTTCCGTGGCAATCAGACGCCCCTTGCTGACTGGGCAATTGTGAAAGCGGGGTGGGTCGAATGAAGGTGCTTTTGGTCGAACCGATGAAGCACCCGCAGGAGATTGATATTCAGCCGGAGCTGAAAGAGTACTACCGAATCCTCGACTGCGACTGCATCACGGCGACCTACCCTTGGGTGGAGCCGATGGCGTTGGTGACCGATGACAACGGCCTCTTTACGGACAAGCTTTTCAGCCGGTTCATCCCGGAACTGCAGCAGGCCATCCGGGGCAGCTTCTTCCTCTGCGGGATCGGTGGGGAGGACTTTACCGACCTGCCGCCGGACCTGATGGAGAAGTTCAAGAAGCGGTTCTGGTACCCGGAAGCCTTCATCCGAACCGCCAAAGGCATGATGGCCTTCCGGCTGGCCGATGACGCACAGCCCGAATAAATGCAAAAGCCCCTCCAGCGAGATGCCGGAGGGGTTGGTTTGTGGAGCGATTGGGGGCCGGAAAATATCGAGGACCCTTTTCCAGTTTACTGTATATTAGCTCTCAAATGCAAGAATAGCAAGCCGGAATACCGCAAGATCCTGCACGAACTTTGGGCGGCAGATGTGTGTATATGGTCGAAAGGAAAACGGAGAGTACGAGGAACAGCCCCAGCCTCTGCTGGGGGTTCCTTGGGGGATTCCCTTAAAGGAAATCCCTCATGCTCATGCCGACTTCGTTGAGCTGCTGTTCAAGGCTCATGTAGTGCCATTCTTCGTCCTCGTTTTCTTCCTCCTCGTCCAGTTCTTCGGGGTAGGGGTCGTGCTTCCAGCCGCCCTTCCGGTATTCTTCTTCCCGAATGTCGTTGCGGTCGTAAATGTCCAGCTCGTATTCTTCTTCCAGCTCTGCGATGCGTTCCTCGATGGCGGTTTCAATCTCGGTGATGGTCTTTTTCATGGTCGTGTCCTCCGTTTTCCTTGTGTGTTTCTTTCCTTTCGGTGACTGTATATTCGCTCTAAAACACATATTTATCAAGGCCATTACGCGATATAAATCCACCAAAGAATGCCCCGGATGATTGGCGATAATATGATGTTTTATGGCCTTGCTATTCTTCGGACATGACGGTAATATGCACATACCGAAACGGAAAGGAGCAAACAACATGGAACGCTACACCTACGAGATCACCTTCACCCGGCTGGACGGCCAGCCCGAAGAAGTCCAGCAGTACACCGACGAGGGCTTTGCCAGAGAATGCTTCCGGCTTTTCGATGAGCCGGACAGCGCAGAGATGTACAGCCGCATCCGCCTGACCCGCCACGACTGGGAAACCGGCACGGACGAGACGCTGGAAACCTTGGAATTCTGAAAGGAGAGAACGAACATGGATAAGAACTGGAACAAGGCCCGCCTTGATGAACTGGCAGCCGATTTTGGCAGCGCGGCATCCCGCCGCAAGCTGGTTCAGGAATTCGGGGATTACCCCGATGCCCTGTGGGGCAACAACGAGAACGGTGAGAAGGTGATGCTTTCCATCCGGAAGGACGGTCTCACCGAGCGTGTGTTCCAAAACAACCACTGGGTGCGCGTCAGCGAGTACGGTGCGGAAGGACAGATGGAGGGTGAGACCTACGAGGGGCGGCGGGCTGAATGCCCGAAGCCGACCGAGACCGAACCGGAGGAGCTGGAACTTTCGGACGCGCAGAACGCCCGCAACGATGAAATCTACAACGCCGCCTTCGATTTCTGCAAGGTGATGGCCGAGGATGAGAACCTTGAATGGAACATGGAGATCATTGGACAGCTTGCGGACTTTGCCGCAGAACTCCTGACCGCCCACGGCAGCCGCGTCCGCTTCCCCTCGGTGGTCATCGAGCCGGATGATACCCAGCACATCGAAGAATACTACAGCGAGGAACAGTGACACATTTGCCCGAACACAAGGCTGAATGATCGTGTACATTAGCCACTTGCTATTGCCGAACCGTGACGGTAATATACAGCTACCAAAACGAAAGGGGTACGAAACCATGACCTACACGAAAATCAGCCTTTACACTTCCAACGGAATCCCGGAGGCACTCAGCAATCTTTGGTACGGAGCAGAAAGCTCGGTGGTCGAGATTCGGGATGCGGTCGAAGATGCCGAAAACGGCAAAGACCTCCTGCGGCGGCTGGGTGACATAAAGCTCCTGCGGCGGTTCACCCTCGACCGGGAGAACGAGCAGAGAATTCGACTGAAAAGCACGGACTGCTTCGGGAATGTAAGCTACCTTGAAATCCGAAAGTAAGCGGAAGGACGGGCAGGAGCAAGGGGCTGGGAAACCGGCCTTTTGCTCGTGTCCGCTCAGTAAAAAGTCGCCCGAATATGTACAAATCATCCGGCAAATGATCGTGTGATCTAGCCGCTTGATAGTGTGCGGACGTGACGGTAATATACAGTCACCGCAAGGGGGAAAGCCCCACGGACGACAAAAAACAACGCTGGAGGATACAAAAATGAAGAAGAACGAAGACCGCATCAACAAACTTTTCGAGGAGCTGGTTCCCATTAGCGGCAAGGCCGACAGCCTCGCCGGGGAGCTGGTCAGAGCCATCAGCCGCATCGGATACCGATTCTACAACGACGGCGACCTTGTGAACATTGGGTACGGCAAGGAAACCTGCAACCCGGCAGCCCGCTTCCTGATCGCCAAGGGCAATAACGAGATTTCCGACCTGACGGTTGCCCTTTGGGAAATCTTCAGCGAGGACGCCTACGAAAAGGTGCTGGACACCTTGGAAGGCGCGGTTGCCGACTACATCGAGCAGAACCCCGACCTTCGCAAGCAGCCCACCGAAGATATGTGGAGCTTCCGGGATGCGGAAGAAGACAAGGATGACAGCTGGCTAGAGGAAGATGACTGCGAGGAAGACTACTACGACGAGGCAGAAGATTTCTAAAACACACCAGACAGGGGAGCTTGCCGGAAACGGCGGCTCCTTTTCTTGTGTCAGAACCCGTAAATGTACACCGATCTGAGGGCGAATGATCGTGTAGTATAGCCGCTTGATAATGTGGGACCGTGACGGTAATATACACTCACAAAAACGAAAGCGAGGAAACGAACATGAAAAAGAAGACCCTTACCAAGAAGCAGCAGGAAGCCCTCCTGGAGATTGCCAAGCGCCTGATGGCATCGGTGGACAGCCGCGGCGACCTTGAGGAACGCGGATGCGACAGCGAGGACTTCATCGAGGTTCCGGTCTGGGGCATCCAGAAGGCTATGGAGGAAGCCTACCTTCTGGGCAAAGCGAGCCGGTAAGCCCCAGACAGCCCCCACAAAGGGGCGCAGAAACAAGCAAGCAACGACCCAAGCCAGACCGCACAAGCCCCACGGAGGGGCTGTGTGGCGGCGTGGGGAAAGGACGGAGGAATGAAGAACATGGAAGAAATCATGATGGATATCATCGTGGAAATCTACAACCACATGGATGAGGGCGACAAAGAAGCCTTCACGCTGGAGGATGCCAAGGAGATGGTCGAAGACCAGATCCGGATGGATAAGGAGGCTGGTCGGGAACCGCTGGACTACGACCCACAGTTCTTCTACGACAACATCGTGGACCTCATGGAGCAGGATGCCGAGGACGAGGATTGATGTACATTCTGCCCGGTATTCCGGGCAGATGATCGTGTAGTATAGCCGCTTGATAGTGTGGGGCAGTGACGGTAATATACAGACACCGAAAGGGAAAAGCCCCAAGGAAAACAAAACACACGGAGGATACTACCATGAAAAAAACCTTTACCAGCACGAAGAACGAGTACCGCTTCAAGACCACCACCACGCAGGAAGACCTTGAAATGCAGGTTTGCGCCGGAGACGGTATGGTGTGCAAGTACGGTGACCATATCCTGATGGTTGACCCCTATTGGAAGGGCGGATTCATCGCCGCCATCTACGAGTTCATTGAAACCCCGGAGGAAACCGGGCTTTGCGAATGCGAATGCCGCTTGAATTTCTGCGAGAAGTCGGAAGCCTCTTTCGAGGATGGCGGCCACGCAATGGCATGGGCCATCAGCCGGGTGCAGTAAAGCACCCAAGGGCAAGGCTCCCGGCAGGGGGCTTTTGCTCGTTGTGGCGTATCCTCCGCGTAGAATTATACACATAAATCCGACAATACCGAGTGCGAATGATTGTGTATCATAGCCGCTTGCTATATCCCGGCACTGACGGTAATATACAGACACCGAAAGGGGGAAAGCCCCACGGAAACAAAACACACGGAGGATACACACCATGATGAAGAAAGCGAAAACCTACCTTGCCAGCATCGAGAAGGCCACCACCGAGCGGGAGCTGCTCGGCATCGAGATCCAGTTCAAGCAGGACATGACGATCAGCTGCGATGACCTCGGAAAACTTTGCAGGGCGGCAGAAGACAAGCGGTACACCCTGCGGAACAACGAGGAGACCAAGCGGCTGAAGCACATCCTTTTCTTCCGTACCAAGGCGGAGATGGACGCCTACCACGACATGAGCCGCAAGCCGGAAGCGTGGAGCGCAGAGGAAATCGAACACCAGCGCATTCGCTTCTGCAGCGTTTGGCAGGTCATCGAGGAAGCGGAGCTTGCCGATGAGTATGAGGCTTGGAAGGAAGCCAACCCCAACGCATAACCCAAAAAGGACACACGCCCCGCAAGGGGCTGTGTCTCGTATCCACCATGTTTCCGAAAATGGAAAAGATTTTGAATACAAAATAAAAAGTTTCCCAAATGGGAAAATGATTTGATATTCTGCGTATAATATGCTATACTAGGAAAAAGGAGGCGGGAAAGTATGGTTGTGCGAAAAGAATACCTTGATCAGCTTTGGGCATGGAAAGATGAGCAGCAGATTAAGGTTGTGACCGGAATTCGACGCTGTGGAAAGTCTGTACTTTTGGAACAGTATCAGCAACGTCTTTTAGAAGAGGGGGTTGCACCGGAACAGATTATTTCAATCAATTTTGAAGACATGGATAATGAGCCTTTGAAGGATTATAGGGAACTGTATCGGTATCTCAAGGAGCATTTGTGCGTTGGTAAAATGACCTATATCTTTTTGGATGAAATTCAGGAAGTTGAGTATTTTGAAAAGGTGGTCGACAGTCTTTATATCCGAGATGGTGTGGACATCTATATTACAGGCTCGAATGCTTATATGTTGTCAAGTGAGCTTGCGACTCTTTTGTCAGGTCGATATACAGAAATAAAGATGCTGCCGCTTTCATTCCGCGAATATAGCGCTGTGACAGGTTTGCCGAAAGAAGAAGGTTTTGCGGAGTTTATGAAAACCGGCGGAATTCCGTATGTGGCTGCAATGAACCGCACAGATGACAAGGTAAATCAATATCTTGAAGGAATTTATAACACTGTTATCATAAAAGATATTGAGCAGCGGCAGGCAAGACGAGAAAAAGAAGGCGGAAGACGAAAAATCACGGATATTACGCTGCTGAAGACAATTGCACGATATCTCGCAAGTGTAATCGGTAGCCCGGTATCTATGAAGAGCATAACTGATTATCTGACATCAGCAGGAAGAAAGGTTTCACAGAACACAGTTAGCGATTATGTTGAAGCATTAACGGAATCGTTCGTCTTTTACCCGGTAGAACGCTTTGACATTGTTGGAAAGCAGATTCTAAAGGTCAATAATAAGTTTTACATGGTCGATATGGGAATCAGGAACCACATTCTTCCAAGAAAGCGTTATGATCTTGGATTTACCATTGAAAATATTGTGTTCCTTGAACTGACACGAAGAGGAGGACAAATCAATATAGGAAAATATGGCTCCACAGAAGTAGATTTTGTGGTACAGAAGGAAGGCGTTCTGACTTATTATCAGGTGACAGCTGACATGACAGCCGAAGAAACATTTGAACGAGAGATGCGGCCTTTGCGTAGCATCCAGGACAACTATGAAAAGATTGTATTGACACTGGATCGGTTCTCTCTTGGAAATTACGACGGCATAAAAGTCGTGAATGTCATTGACTGGCTATTGACATGAAGAGGATGCGTATGAATGATGCAAACTTCGGTCCGAAGAAACAAGATGGCAATGCCAATCGGGGTACCACTGATAAAATGAGCGTTACGGAATCGCTCACAGGAATTCTAAAAGATGAAAACCTTGAGGCACTAAAAGCGGAGAGGATAAAAGAAAAGTACGAAACTGTTTAATACACGATATATTTCAAGGACTTCTTCGGAGGTCCTTTTTCTTTTGCTCATTTTCAAAGAAGGGAGGGAAAGCCAATGGCTACCAGAGGCAGAAAACCAAAGCCAACCGCTATCAAGGAACTGGAAGGCAATCCGGGCAAGCATCCGTTGAATGCCAGCGAACCGAAGCCCAACAAGAAAGCACCGGCCTGTCCGAAATGGCTGGAGCCGGAAGCGAAAAAAGAATGGCGGCGACTCGCCAAGCAGATGGAAGCCATCGGCATCCTGACCGAAGTGGACATGGCGGCCTTTGCCGGTTACTGTCAGGCATACGCCAGATGGAAAGAAGCCGAAGAATTCATCACCCAGCACGGCAGCATCGTCAAGACCCCGTCCGGCTACTGGCAGCAGGTGCCGCAGGTATCCATTGCTCAAACCTACTTGAAAATCATGAACAAGTTTGCAGAGCAGTTCGGTCTGACCCCTTCTTCCCGAAGCCGGATCATTGCATCGGACGAAAGCCCTGCGGATGCGACCGATGAGATGGAGAATCTGCTGGGAGGAGGTGGCAGCTGATGGCAGAAACCAGACCGAAAAACTACCCTAAGCTGAAGGACTACAAGCCCAGCCGGTTCATGCTGCCGACCTGCCACTATGATGAAGCTAAGGCTGACCGGGCGGTGACCTTCATTGAGAACCTGCGCCATACAAAAGGCAAGTGGGCGGGCAAGCGGTTCTGGCTCTTGCCTTGGCAGGAACAGATCATCCGGGATGTGTTCGGCATTGTGGATGAGCGCGGCAACCGTCAGTTCCGCACAGCCTATGTGGAGATTGGCAAGAAGAACGGAAAGTCCGAGCTTGCCGCTGCGGTGGCTCTGTATCTGCTTTTTGCCGACAACGAACCCTCTGCAGAAGTGTACGGCGCAGCCGCCGACCGCCAGCAGGCATCCATCGTTTTCGATGTCGCCCACCAGATGGTGCAGATGACCCCGGCTCTTTTGAAACGCTGCAAGATCATGGCGGCGACCAAGCGTATCGTCAATTACGGCAATGCCGGATTCTATCAGGTGTTGTCGGCAGAAGTCGGAACGAAACACGGCTTGAACGTGTCCGGCCTTGTGCTGGATGAAGTCCATGCGCAGCCCAACCGCAAGCTCTATGATGTCCTGACCAAAGGCTCTGGTGATGCACGAGAACAGCCGCTGTTCTTCCTGATCACCACGGCCGGCACGGATAAGGAGAGCATCTGCTACGAGCTGCACATGAAAGCCCTTGACCTTCTGGCAGGGCGCAAGATTGACCACACCTTTTACCCGGTCGTCTATGGTCTGACCGATGAGGACGACTGGCACGATGAAGCCAACTGGTACAAAGCGAATCCCTCACTCGGACAGACCATCCGCATTGAGCGTGTCCGGGATGCTTACCGGGAAGCCCTGGATAACCCGGCAGAGGAAAATGTGTTCAAGCAGCTTCGTTTGAATATGTGGGTGTCCTCGCTGACTCGCTTCATTCCGGAACACATCTACAACCTTGGCGATCAGCCAATAGACATGGAAGCCCTAAAAGGCCGTGACTGTTATGGTGGACTGGACTTGTCCAGCACCGGCGACATCACGGCTTTTGTGCTGATGTTCCCGCCGAGGACGCCGGACGAGAAGTACATCATGCTTCCGTTTTTCTGGATTCCGGAGGACACGATTCCCCAGCGTGTGCGCAGGGCATCCGTTCCATATGATATCTGGCATCAGCAGGGCTGCCTCATGGCAACCGAGGGCAATGTCATCCACTACGGATTCATTGAGGAGTTCATCAAGGAGCTGGGTGAAAAGTACCACATCCTCGAAATCGCCTTTGACCGCTGGGGTGCGGTGCAGATGACTCAGAACCTTGAAGGGATGGGCTTCACGGTCGTACCTTTTGGACAGGGCTTCAAGGATATGAGCCCGCCCACCAAAGAGTTCTATAAGCTCCTGATGGAAGGACGCATCGTCCACGGCGGCAATCCTATCATGGCATGGATGGCGGGAAATGTGGTCGTGGACACAGATCCGGCTGGCAACATCAAGCCGACCAAGGCAAAGTCGCCGGAGAAGATCGATGGTATCGTCGCTGCGATCATGGCACTTGACCGCTGCATCCGAAACGAAGGACAGCAGCAAGGCAGCATCTACGATGAGCGCGACATGATCGTTTTTTAATCACCAAGTTATGGAGGAAAACCTATGAAGTATCTGATGAGTGCAGAGTGGTGGCACGCCGCCGGCGTCCGTGCCGCAAAGACCATGTTCCAGACCGGCGCGGCTCTGGTAGTGACCCAGATGCCGGGCGGAAGCGTGGACTGGATGGCGGTCGGCAGTGCCGTGATCGTGGCGGGCATTGCCTCGCTTGGAACCAGCCTTGCCGGTTTGCCGGAGCTGGAGAAGGGAGATAACGCCTGATGACATTCTGGGAATGGCTGGGGTTTGCGAATCCCAGAGACGCGCCTGAAACAACCGAACAGCCCAAAGAAGGTCTGCCGCAGGTCACGGATAATGTCCGTGATTCCGGGCAGACCTTTGTGTTTGGACGATCGAACGCGGGGGAGCAGGTGGATGAAAAAGCCGCTATGCAGATCCCGACCGTGTATGCCTGTGTCCGTCTGCTGGCAGAGTCCATTGCGGCATTACCGCTCCATCTGTACCGGGTGACGGATGAGAACGGCAACAAGGAAAAGGCACGGGACCATCCGCTATACAAGATCCTGTACCGACAGCCTAATCCAGAAATGACAGCCTTTGTGTTCTGGGAGACCCTGATGACCCATCTGCTGCTGTGGGGCAACGCCTACGCACAGATCGTCCGGGACGGCAAGAACACAGTACTGGGACTGTACCCGCTTTTGCCGGAAAATGTCGAAGTAGACCGGGATGAAAGCGGCGAGCTGTACTATATCTATCATGCCTACACCGATGAAGTGCCGGGAGAACAGAACAAGGATATCTACTTCCGCAGGGATGAAATCTTCCATGTTCCGGGTCTGGGATTCAATGGCCTAATCGGTTTCTCGCCGATTGCCATGATGAAGAACAGTCTCGGCACTTCCATTGCGGTGGACAAGTATGGTTCGGCTTTCTTCAAAAATGGAGCCCAGCCGAGCGGTGTTCTGGAACATCCCGGCATCATCAAGGACCCCACCCGCGTCCGAGATAACTGGGAAGCCGCCTATGGCGGTGCAGCAAATGCGCACCGTGTGGCAGTGCTGGAGGAGGGCATGAGCTACAAGCCCATTTCTCTGCCCCCGGAGGACAGCCAGTTCCTTGAAACCAAGCAGTTCTCTGTGACGGAGATCTGCCGCATCTTCCGTGTGCCTCCGCATCTGGTAGCCGACCTGTCCAGAGCGACCTTTTCCAACATTGAATACCAGTCACTGAATTTTGTGATGCACTCCCTGACTCCGTGGCTTGTCCGCATCGAGCAGGGCATCATCAAAGATTTGCTGCTGGAGGAAGAACAGGATACTTACTTCCCGAAATTCAACGTGGATGGGTTACTCCGTGGCGATTACCAGAGCCGGATGAACGGCTATGCCACCGGCATCAGCAACGGCTTCCTCTCTCCGAATGACATCCATCGTCTTGAAAATATGGACCTGATCCCGGCAGAGGATGGCGGCGATGACTACTATCTGAATGGCGGCTATGTGAAGCTGAAGGATGCTGGTGCAGCCCAGCAGAATAAAGCGGCCGCCATCCAGCAGAACCAGCCTGCACAGACACAGCCGGAGGAAGATGACCCTGACAGCGACAATCGGCTGAGTGAGAGTAGGCCACAGAAAAGTAGAAGGAGAAGCAGATGAAAAAGTTCTGGAACTGGATCAAGAACAGCGATGACACCAGAATTCTCCGGCTGGAAGGTCCCATCGATGAGGAATCCTTCTGGGGCGATGAGATCACGCCGCAGATGTTCCGGGATGAGCTGAATGCCGGAGAGGGTGATGTGACCGTCTGGATCAATTCTCCCGGCGGCAATGTGTTCGCCGCCAGTGAGATTTACACTATGCTCAGGGACTACAAGGGTAAGATCACGGTCAAGATCGATGCGATTGCGGCTTCCGCTGCATCCGTTGTTGCAATGGCCGGTGATATTGTCCAGATGAGTCCCGTTGCGATGCTCATGATCCATGACCCCAGCACCGTGGCGATGGGCAACACCAAGGATATGGAGAAAGCCATCGAGGTGCTGAACGAAGTCAAAGAGAGCATCATCAACGCCTATGCGGATAAGTCTGGTCTGACTCACGCCCGCATTGCCAACCTTATGAGCAATGAGACATGGATGAACGCCAAGAAAGCCGTGGAGCTGGGCTTTGCGGACGAGATTCTCTTTGCAAAGAAAGCGGAGCCGGACAGTGACCCGGCTGACCCTGCAGAAGCGGAAGAAGCCCCAGACGAGGAACCGGGCGAGGGCGAAGAAAAGCAGTCTATCCAGAAGGATACGGCAGGGCACCTTTTCTCCAGCCGTCAGATGGATTTAATCGTCCTGAATCGTCTGGGTGTCAAACCTTCCGCGACCGCAGCAACCCCCAAGGAATCGCCCAAAGAGTCGCCTGCCGATTCTGGCCCTGTTCTGGATATGGACGGCAAGACCGAGAACGGCGACTATTCCTACAATGTCCTGATGAAGCAGCTGGAGTGCATGAAGTGATGCGTCCCGGCTTTTTTCATACCGATAACTGAATTTGTGGAGGTACACGAATATGAGTAAGATTCTGGAACTGCGCACCAAGCGCAACACCCTCTGGGAGCAGACCAAGGACTTCCTGGAGAAGAACCGCGGTGAGAACGGTCTGGTCAAGGCCGAAGCTGTGGAGCAGTACAACAAGATGGCGCAGGAGGTCAAGGATCTGGGTGCAGAGATCGAGCGGCTGGAACAGCAGGCACAGATCGAGGCACAGCTGTCCGCTCCGACTTCCAATCCTGTTCACGCTGACCCCAAGAACGGCAGCAAGAAGGATGTCAAGCCCACGGCCACTGCCGAGTATGCCGAGAACTTCTGGAATATGATCCGCAATCGCGGTCACTACGGCGAA